ATTCTGTATCCGTAATTGATTTATTTTTTATTAAATATCCAAACAATATAATTATAATGGCAATAACAATAGACACCACAATAGTAATTATTAATTTTACTGAATTATTTACCATTTATATACTTTACACTTTGTAATATATACAAAGTATGATACTTTATATAATAACAAAAAAAATAAAATTAGTAATTATATAAAGTATCATAAAGTATAAAGTATACAAATGGCGACAAATCCATATATAAAAAAACCATTATATGTTGCCCAAATAGATCCAATTTCTGGAAATTATATTTGTGCCTATTTTTTTTTAGGGAATGTCCCTAAAGAGGTATTAACATCCGCAAATAGTGGAAAGCAAAAAGGATCAGATCCAAGAATAGTCTCTTGGGATAAAAAAGATGAAAACATATTAGAAAAATTTTATGGGAAGGGTTGGAAGGCATTATTAACTCCGGAAAATCCAAATATACCTAATTTTATATCTAGCACAAAAAATTTACCATTATTTTTTTCATATACGGGTGGAAAAAAAGGAGACTTTGACGACTTGGACGACTTTGGCGATTTTGAGAATGAAGGCAAAGGCGATTTTGAGAATGGTAATAAATCGAAGAGTGGGGATAAATCTGAGAATGCAAGTAAATCAGAGAATGATTTTTTGTCCGATGATATAGAATTAAATGAATCAAATGATGATTTAAATGTTTTTGAATCGAAAGATATAGATTTAAATGTTTTTGAGGAATTAGATAATATGGACAATTTAGACGATATTAATTTAAAATTATTTGATGATGAGATAGAGGTAACAACTGATTATCAAAAAAGTATATCAAAAAAAATCAAGCCCCCAAAATATTTTGCAATGTCGGTTTTCCCCGAAGATACAATTTATGATATAAGAGAAAAGATTCATGCGGTTTCCGGCATTGAATTTTACCGCCAGCATGTATTTTATTATGTGAATGATGAGGGGCCCGTAATCCCATATCAAATTAATGTTGATAATATACCAATTTATATAAATTATACCGATCTATATAAAACTGATAATACATTATGTGGAATCCATGTTGATTCACATTTGGATACAAGAAGAGATGGGATAAAAATTGACGCATTAGATACATTTATATCTCTACAAATGGCCGATGGTGTTAGGGTGACGGCATTGTATTTTGTTGATTTATATACTGTATTGTCACCAATAAGTTATGCCCAGCGCCCAATTGACAATTTAGCCCAAATTTTAAAGGATAAATATCAATTTGACATCCTATATTATGGAATCATTATTAAATATTGGCCACAATTGTCACTAGAATTGACAAATATTGCATTATCAGATCCTGAAAAAATGTCCTCATATTTATATTTAGCCCCAAACATAAATAAATTAAAAGAAAAAATAAGCATATGTGATAGCATATCAAATGGAGCATTAAAATGGAATTCATCAAATGATGGCACGAAATCTGACAATGGCGAAAAATCAACTAATAGTATCATCACTAAATCTAATAAAATTGATATATCAATTACTGGAGCAACTATACAGATTTTACCAAAATCTTCACGAATAAAATGTTTGATTAGAAATATTTTTGATCAAATTGAAACTAGTGACAAAATTATTTTAATTAATTCAAAATTTGACATTGAATCCGCAATGTTATCGGAATCTGGGATGAATTTGGCGACAAATCAAGAGCGACAAGGAGAATTTATTTCTATAACGGGAATTAAGAGATATATAACAAGCCAAGATGCTAGATATGCCCAATTGGTAGAATGGTTTTTAAATTTAAAAGTGGAGACAAATACAATTATGATTGCCATTTTGAGGGATGTTGGTCATAAATCATGGAAATCTCCATTTATTTATTTATCTTTATTTTCAAATGGGCAATATAATGTATCGGGCGAATGGGATGAGGATGATAATATTGATTTTGTGAGCATCATTAAAGAATTATCTGGATTAATTTTGCCAATTATTAAAGATATTAATTTAATGGGGGTGGCCGCCTTTCCATTGGGTGGAGAATATCATATTATAAATAACAGTGATGATATCCAAGTAGGCTCAATTACAGGATCGGTATTTTATAATTATACATTCACCGATGCAATGTTTAAAATTCTCAAAAAAAAAATAAAAATATTAGAATCAATTGATATGATAAAAATGAAAAATGTACAAAATTCCGAAATTATTGCGTTTTCATTCTTAAAGGGAATTGTTGCGTATAATTTAAAATTGGCAAATAGAGCAGAGATTGGATTTTCTAAAAATGAGCAATTGTCCAATCAATATGCATGGCTATATAATCCAATCGTTGCCAATAGATGGAATGTTTCATTTTCTGGCCGTCTTGTTAAAATTTATCATAGAGCAACGGATATAAAGATTGAAATCTACAATACTGACAATATTAACGAATTTAAAATGATTAAAAATTATATTTTTTCATTTATTAATAAAATTTATAAAGAACACAAAAATATTGATAAAACTCAATTTAAGCATTCAGAAACTAAATTAAAGAAAAAATTAAAAAAGCTTCAAGAGAATGATCCAAATTTATATGATTTAAAAAAATATAATCCAAATAATAAAGTATATTCTGTGTTATGCCAATCAGATAGACAACCATATTCTTACACCGAGGAAGAAATAAAACAAATGGCTGAGCCCCAAAAGAAAAAATTAATAAAATATTGGAATTTTACAGAAAATAAAGTTGCGTATTATGAATGCCCACATAAAAAATTTCCACATTTAAGCTTTCGACCAGATCAACACCCATTAGGTTATTGTATCCCATGCTGTAATATGTCATTACCACCAGTTGGATCTAAATCTATGAAAATATATAATCAATGTTTAACCCATAGAAAGGGCAATATTGAGAAAGCCGATGAAATCTCAAAGCATATACTTACATATGGAAAAAACATACAATTAGGTAGAATTTCGGAAATTGGGAAGGAAATTAAAGATGAATTATTTTTGGGTATTTTTGATGCAAATAATATGTTGTATTTAATAGGGGTAGAGCAACAAGTAAATAGTATTCATGATGCTGGGTTTATGTATTCTATTATTCATTTAATAAAATTAAAAACCCAAACCATAGATGAAAAAATAATTGAAATTTCATCCATTATTGCCAATATGACCAATAATTTTTATCAAATTGGAAATGGAACCGGTATGTTATATCAATCCTCAAAAGATGTCGCAGATGATTTATTAAATCTTTTTGTTCATAGGAAAGAAATATTATCTTTAATTGATAAAAGTGGCCAAATACTATATTTGTGGAAAAAAATACTATTAAATATCATAAATGATATATATAAATTAAACGTCATTGTTTTTGTAGAGACCGATGATGATTCCTTTTTTGTTGAATTAAATGGGTCGTTTTTACATGACAAAGATTTTATTTTACTTTTGCAAAATAAAAATGGTATATTTCCAATTATAATGACAAACATAAAAATATATTTAAAAAATGTTGTAAACTTAGAACCAACTGAGGATGTATGCATTAGATCTTTTACAAAAACAAATCATAAAAAAATATATGATATCCTTGAAGATATTATTATATCATATGGAGATATAAATGTCAATAAAAAGACATATTTTTCTGAAATTGAAAAAATTGAAGATTATATAAATAAATCAAATTATAAAATTATTTCATTATTTATTAATTTAAATAATTATTGCTATGGGGTTCTTATATCAATTCATACTAGTGAATTTTATTTTCCAATAAAATATTCAGATTATTTTTCATATACAAAATATACTATTATTTATGAAAATATTTTGGAAAAATATATTCCAACATTAGAGGTTTTAAATAAATTTGTTGAATTTTTAAATAAAATAGATAATACATACATTAATCCTATTTTTAATCTTGTAAATGCAAATAGGCAATATATTGGATTTAAATCCTCAAATTCTTTATATTACTTTTTTAAAGAAAATCGTAATAGTTACAGCGACGGCAATAATACTGACAGTATCGATATTATATTTCCATATTCTGTCTTAGATATAAATGATGAAATATTAAAATTTACTAAAAACTCATCGTATTTTACAAGTGCATTAACATTATATAATAAAGCAATATTAAAAAATAGATTATATAAATATTTTATATCTGAATTTTCATCCATTTTAAGATTGGATAAAAATATACCAATGCGAAAAAAAATAATTCAAATTATATCATCTATAAAATTTGATGATTCTACATCATTAATGAAATTAAGACTTTTTTTAATAAAAGAATTAAAAGAATATCCAAATGATTTGATGACTTTAAAAGAAATTATTAGTAAATCAATTAAAATATCCATATATAACCCAACTAAATTAATAGTTGAAAATATAAATTTGACCTTTTTTGATTTTGATAAGCAATTATATTATCGATTAAGAGAATTAGATATTGATGCGTTAATGCATGAATTAAAGCAATTATTAAAAGATAAAATTACCAGTGTTGAAAATGATAAAGAGATTCCATATAATTCAATTCAATTTAGTAATATATATACAAGCTGTAGTGAAAAAAGTAATATAAAAAAAGGGCAATGCATTAATAATAAATTAATGATCCCATCTGAACTCATTGGTGATTTTTATCATATGCTTTGTATGGATATCAAAAATCCAATAAAAACTAAAATATTAACATCTTTATCTTCTGGAATTTTTGATTCTATGGATTTTATATATAGAGATAATGAAATTTTAGATATTTATATTGAAAATTAAACTCTTACTCTTACTCTTTCTTTACAAAAGAAAGGAGGCAAAGAAATCTTACTCTTTCTTTACAAAAGAAAGGAGGCAAAGAAATCTTACTCTTTCTTTACAAAAGAAAGGAGGCAAAGAAATCTTACTCTTTCTTTACAAAAGAAAGGAGGCAAAGAAATCTTACTCTTTCTTTACAAAAGAAAGGAGGCAAAGAAATCTTACTCTTTCTTTACAAAAGAAAGGAGGCAAAGAAATCTTACTCTTTCT